TCGAACGTATATTTACCTGCAATCCATGCACGTGATACGTAACGGTCTAATTGAACTTCTTCAAATGATATTACAGGACGTGTCACTGTTACCGCTTGCATACTAAGAGGTTGCGAATCAACTCCGCCGCCTAAGTTAGCGAATGTTATTCTCCAGCGATTCTTTTGTCGTGGATGTAAAATACCATTACCAACGCCGGGGATTCCTATATCATTAATTGTTGACATTTATAGATACTCCTTGTCTATTAAAATTATATTTCTGCACCAGTAGCTACGATACGAATTGGAATGTAGATAAATTCAGCCGCTTTGACTGGTTTAAGTGCAACATCGATATACATTTCATTTCTATCAATTCTGTCTGGTGTGTTGTTACTTTCGTCACATACTGTAACAAAGTCGTAAAGTCCGCGTTTAACGATTAAATCTCCTAAGAAATTATCTACAACGGCTTTTAAATTGTCGCGTGTCAATGTATCATTTGGTTGGAATACAAATGACATTGTATTTCTACGCAATTGGCGTCTAACATAAGCGATTAAGCGTTCTACATTAATTCTATCTACCGCAGAAGCTGCAACTGCAGAAGTCTTCTGACCCCATACAACGAAACCTTGACCGGGGAAGAATACTAATGGGTTAATATCACCGCCAGCTGCATATTGATACAATGCATCTCTGTCGCCATTATTCAATGCCAATTCAACGAATGAAGTTGGTCCGCCTAATACGCCACTTATATAACCAAGATTGGAAATACCTGAGATAAGACCACGGCGTAAGCCAGCTGGTGCAAACCATAAGAATGAAACATTGTCACTAAATGTGATAGTTCTAAGTGCAACACCCGATGCTGCACATGCTACAACTTTACCGTCAAGGTTAGTTGCTAATGCAGAAGGGTAATAATAAGCAATATGGTTAGTGCGTGTGCGACTTGCGCTTGCTGCCCAACCAGTTGATGGGTCTGTAATTTGACCTACATCCATATTCATTGGTGTGTCTGCGATAATCATCGCTTCTTCTTTCATGTCTACAACAAGTCCGAACATTTCATCGGTAAGTTCCCAATAACCGGGACATAAAACTAAGTTATAATCGAATGCTTCTGCGCGGATATCTTGATTTCCTGCAACAACTGCTGCCAATGCTGTAGTAATTGTGTTACGGCGCGAATCGTCGTTGGCACCTAAACTTGTAGCACTTAAAAATTCATTAGTAAATTTCATATCATCACCAGCTGCAACTAATACTGTGCCGCCTTGCGCTGCTGTATATTCACCTACAGGAGAGCCGCCAGCATCTGCTAATGAATCAAAACCAGTAAATGTGCTTGTTGCTGGTAAATCATAACCTGCACCAAATACATCTAATGCTGGTACATTATCACCAAAATATTGTGTTTCTAATGAACCAAATGAGAATGAATCCCAAATATCATCTGTTGCAACACGCGCAAGTTCTTTTAATTCTGTTGCCGTTACAGTAGTAACTGTACCGGGTGGTTGTGGAGCTGGTGGGGAACCAACAAGTACTGCTTGATTGAAGTTGATGCGCTCATTTATAAGTGCTTCCAATACAATTCTTGATTCTTCAATCTTAGCATCCCAAGATGAACGAACCGAAGTTATATCGTCGTTTAGATTTACATCTGCACGAATAACATACGCTTTGTTTCCTATCCCTAAGTATTGGTTTAATGCGAAAAGACCATATTCGTTTCTTGCATCACCGTGGTGCGCAGCACCACTTGTATCTTCAAGGAAAGATGGTACACCATAAAGTTCGATACTTTGTTTCAAGGATGTCACAGTTCGAATAACATTATTCTCAAACGTGCCTGCGGCGTCCAGTGGTGGGCTTGTATCACCCGGTTGTATTTTTTCATCTTGTGTTGCAATAAAAAACAAAGGCACTGTAGCTGCCGAAACTGGTATGAAAAAACTCTCATCCGTGACTGTTACGCTAACGCCTGCACTAACTAATTGTGCCATGTTGTGTTCTCCTTAACTATTAATTTCTTCCACATATTGTGGTCATTAGTATTTATACCAAAGCATACAAAATATCTATTTTTGGGCTATTTAGGTTACATCTACGTCATCCAGACTGAAAACCTTCTCATATTCGATGCCTTGGCTATCCAAATCGGATATTATCTCATAAGAGCCACTAACATCAGAACCTATGGCACCAATTCGAAGTAATATGTCTTTAACGTAATTTGCACGGACATCAATAGATGTAGATAGGTATATTGGCACTGTGAACCCCATTCTTGTTTGAATAAGGCGTCTATCTGCGCCCGATGGTAGGTTTTCATCAAGGCGCACATCAACCAATTCTACGGTGGTTAGTCTGGTTGTATCAAACAATTCATCCGTAGTTTGGAGTTGGACCAGTGGGTCGAATAGCGTCAAAATCTGTTCTATGATTTGCTGGTGCTGATATTGGTTACTTGCCCAAATACCCAATTCAAATTGAGCGGTATATGGTACTGGTTGGCGTTGATAGACAACTTTCATATCATCAGGAAAAATTCCACCAGTGGGGGTGTATGTGTTGCGTTTTGTTTGTCCAATACCTTTTCTTCGCTCTGGTGCCATCTCTATCCCTGTTAGGGTGAACGCCATTATAGGTAAACGTATTGGTTTATTTTGTGTATTTTCGCTTTTGATTGCAGCAACAACCCTATCCATACTCGCGTTCTTAATTGGCACGCTAATAAGTTCGGGTGCATTATCTTCATTCCAACCAACCATGACTTGCATGCCTGCAAAAATTGCAGCAAATTGAACTATGTAACTTCTAAGTTGTTCGTCGTAATAATACGTGTCAAGCACTGTGGTAGCCATTAGCCTTCCTCACATTCATCTTTGATTCTTTCGCGACGTTGTGTTACATCACTTTCATCACCAGTTGTTGGTGATTTTACAAATTCATTAAGCAATGGCTTAACTGGATTATACTGTGAACGTAAGTCCGTTTCCAAATATAACCATCTTCCTTTTGCGTCGGAATAACGATATAAACGAGCAGGGACATCACCAGCATTACCAACATAAATCATTCTATGATAATCTCTATTCTTAGGATTGGTGGGGAATTCTACCGCTTCCGTAAATGGTGCGTTGTTTGGCGGCATAGCATCTTCTACGTATATACCAGTAGGATTCAATCCTACTTTTGTAATTGTAATACCGTGCGAGGCGGCTTCCGCTATTTCTTCTTCTTCAAATTGGCGAACCTTACTTGATGCTTCGGCGCCACGTTGTGGCACAGCGTCGCGTGCTTCGGCTTCTATGACCTTACTAACATCGAAATAGTCTTGGTAGATAGTGCTATTACCATCTTCGCCTTCAACCAACCCATTTTCGTCTGGTTCAAGTTCGGCAAGACGTCCAAAGATGCCCTGTGTTTCTTGTGAAGCGAATGCTGGTTGGGCGACTATACGTAATAACGTTGGGCGCCAGCCGGGTGTATATCCTTCCGTTGACCACGATACGTCTGTTACTTCCATCCATTTAAGTATCTTTCTTAATTCCGCAGAGTACTGTGCTTCGCTTGGAATCTCTAAAATGTCGCCGATGATTAATGGACGACCAAATGCTTTAACGCATGCTGAAAAGCTTACATTAATGTACATTGTCAATGATGGTGTTTCACCACCAAAGATTGAAAGTTCGGTTAAGGTATCAATTAAATCGTAGTAACCTTTGATTGCTGTAGCATCTTCTGCATAATCTCTGTCACGATTTTCAAGTAATACTTTATCTTGTATATTATCAACTTTTGTTGCCACAATATTGTGAAACAATTGTAGCGCCTGTACTGCCCACGTATCATTTGTGGTACTTCCATTAAAATCTAAAGGGCGAATACGCCAAAATCGTGATGGTACAGAATGTTTAAATTGTATTGTATTAAAGCAATCATCATCTGGAAAGGTTACAATTGAAACCCCATACCATTTGATGCCGTCATCGGAACGTTCTATACGGGCGCGTGTAACGCGACTAGACGCGTTTGTGCTTTGTTTAATGGCAATGGTCGCCACATGCTTAAAAACGCTGGTTTCGACACCATACGCAGCGCGAGTGCCATCATATGTCTTTATGTTTCCAAAATCATATCCAATGTATGCGGACGTGGTGACGGCTGTGCCCCGTTGAACGGAACGCCATTCAGTTAAGTACTTGTCGAACGCGTTTTCAGATGGGAATGCGGCGGCATCACCATTAGAGATAGATTCACCCCGACCAGTACAATCGACCAGTTTACCTTGTTCATGTACACCCAACAATTTAAATACGTTTAGCGTGGCACCACCAATATTCAAAGCTTCTTCTACAACCTTTTCTATAAAGTCATTGCCACGATTATTCTGGAGGTCGAATGGACTACAGCTTAAATCACCCACAGTAATATCACGCCCATCTACGGACGTATCACACGGGGTTTTTCCTGCTGGAACGGAACCATCAGGATTCAAACCAAACTCTGGTCCGGATGTTCCTGTGCAAGAGCTGCCTAATCCATTACATTCTTTAGCCATTTAATATCGTTTCCTATGTTTATTTTGGTGGAGGATATCTTCCTTGTACCTGTTTGCCTGTTGCACTCCGCGATACTCTATCAAAGAATTGCTTTTCCCGTTTTCTTGATTTAATATTATCAAGCTGCTGAGACAATCTGCCTATTTTTGAATCATTGTCGCGCCAACCGGGTGCTTTCGCTTCTTCTTCTTCATCATATTCATCTTCTTCGCTGCCCATTGGTGCGGAAAATTCAATTTCATCACCCATGTCTTCTTCGCCACCCATGTCCATTTCATCACCCATGTCTTCTTCACCATCACCAACAGGGTCGGTGTCACCAAGTAGTGATTGAATCAAAGCATAAACTTCTTGACGCATTTGTTCCATATCTATACCACGTTCATCAGCATACTGTTGAACTTCTTCATCGGATGGTGCTGTATTGTCTTGGAAGAATGCTTTCATTTCTTCTGTGTCGGCTTCGTCGTCCATACCCAAGCCTTCTTCGTTGTCCATCTCTTCATGGTCGCCCGGCGGCATTGTCATGTCCATG